GACCTTTATGAAGAAATGCTACCTATTGGGTTTAACGATTACGATCTAGAAGTAGAAGAAACAGCACGAACCTCCGGTTGGCTCAATTACTAAAAACGCCCGTTTTATAAATACAAGACGAAATTGGAAGCCTAACACTATATAAGGAGTATAACGATGCCTTTTCAACTAAGTCCGGGCGTGAATGTTAGCGAAATTGATCTGACAACTGTTGTCCCAGCCGTTGCTACCACAGAAGGTGCAATCGCTGGTGTTTTCAGTTGGGGTCCGACTAACGAGCGCGTCCTTGTCAGTTCTGAGGTTGAACTGACAAGAAAATTTGGTAAACCAAAAGATTCAAACTACGAAACTTTTTTCACTGCTGCAAACTTTTTGGCATACAGTGACGCACTATACGTCACACGTGTAACTGAAAATGCCGAAAAAGCAAGTGCAAATGCAGCATTTGAAGCCGCATATGAAGGTGATCTTGGTAACGCCATTTCGGTTTCATACTGCACAGATGCCGCAGAGTTCTCTGAAACAGCGGTTGCTAATGTTACTATCAGCGTCAGCACGTCTAGCAGCACTGGTACCCTAGCTGGCCTTGAGGTCGATATCGACGATATCTTGGTGGGCGATGTGATCGTCCTGAATGAACAAGAACTTCGTGTCACAGCTATTGGTGACTACAATGCTCTAGACGAAACTGTAAGCGTAACATTTGCGACAAAGTATGTCGGTTACGAAGATGTTACGGACGCTGCATTCGAAAAGAAATGGGGCTTCGCGAGCGTTTTCGATGCAGCACCGGGGTCAAATGAAGTCCACTTCGTCGTATACGATAGAACTGGCGCAATCACCGGAACAGCCGGGGCTATCCTAGAAGTCTACAATGGCGTGTCCACTGTATCTGGCGCAAAACTATACGATGGTTCTACAAACTATCTAGATGAGGTTCTGGAGCAAAGATCGGCTTATGTTAGAATGTCTTCTGGATACACGCTTCTATCCAAAGGATACGAAGACTTTGCTAACGGAGACGATGGCGAGAGTGAAAGTACAGTCTCAATCGCAGCAATGGTAGCAGGTTACGATCTGTATCAAACTGCTGAAGAAGTTGACATTTCGCTTATCCTGCATGGCGCACCAAGAGCAGTCGGCTTCACTAACTACTTGATCGACAACATCGCTGAAAAGCGCCGCGATTGTGTGGTATTCATTTCACCAAATGTTACACCAAACGGATACAATGCACAAGGTGTTCTGACTGCCCTAAACGGCGTTACGTCATCTTCCTATGCGGTTGTTGATACAGGTTACCGTTACCAATACGACAAGTACAACGACAAGTACCGTTGGACTCCAATGAATGGTGACGTAGCTGGTCTATGCGCAAGAACAGATGATGTTCGTGATCCTTGGTATTCCCCAGCGGGTTACAACCGTGGATTCTTGAAGAACGTAATCAAGCTTGGCATCAATCCAACAAAGGCGGAGCGCGACCTTCTTTACAAGAATGGCGTAAACCCTGTCATCACACAATCTGGTCAGGGAACAGTTCTATTTGGCGATAAAACATATCTGAACCAGCCTAGCGCATTTGATCGTATCAACGTCCGTCGCCTATTCATTGTCCTTGAAAAAGCGATTGCGATTGCAGCTAAGCGTTCGCTATTCGAATTCAACGACGAGTTTACAAGAGCACAGTTCCGTAACCTTGTTGAGCCATACTTGCGTGACGTTCAAGGCCGTCGCGGCATCTATGACTTCTTGGTGGTTTGTGATGGAACGAATAACACGGCAGAAGTCATTGACCGTAACGAATTTGTTGGTGACATCTACATCAAGCCCGCACGTTCTATCAACTTCATCCAACTCAACTTTATTGCTGTTAGAACTGGTGTCGAATTCGCTGAAATCGTTGGCCAAGCAACATAATAAATAGGGTAAAGGAGACACTACGATGGCTTTTAACATCAACGATATCAGATCACAACTAGCATTTGGGGGAGCGAAGCCTTCGCTCTTCCAAGTTCAGATCACCAATCCGATCAACGGTAACGGTGACCTGAAGGTTCCGTTTATGGTTCAAGCATCTTCGATCCCAGAGTCAACCATTGGCACGATTGAAGTGCCTTATTTTGGCCGCAAGATCAAGATTGCTGGCGACAGAACGTTTGGCGAATGGACAGTCACGGTCATGAACGACGAAGACTTCCTGATTCGTAACGCAATGGAAGAGTGGATGGCGTACATCAACTCGCACCAAGGCAACCTACGCCAAGTCGCAACCGCATCGCCGTCTGAATACAAGTCGCAAGCACAGATTATCCAGTATTCTAAAACTGGTCAAGCTATCCGCGAGTATAGATTCACCGGCCTGTTCCCAACAAACGTCGCGCCAATCACGATGGATTGGGGAACAACAGACGACATTGAACGTTTCGACGTAACCTTCCAGTATGACTGGTGGGATATCGGAAGCAGTTCAACAGGTCTAGGCGGAACAAACGCCTAATCTAAGATAATGGGGAAGGGGAAACCCTTCCCCTAACAGATAAGTAAAGGATGCAGTTTTGGAACTATTTGGATTTAGCATAAAACGCAAAAAAGAAGAAAACAAGGAAATTCGTTCATTCGCAGAGCCGGAGAACGAAGATGGCTCCTTGTCTGTTGCAGCCGCTGGCGGTGCAGTAAGTAGCATCATCGATTTGGATGGTACGGCTAAGTCCGAAGCAGAACTGATTCAAAGATATCGTAACATGATCCAGCACCCCGAAGTGCAAATGGCGGTTGATGATATTGTGAATGAATCTATTAACATCACACACGACGAAAAGGTCGTGGAGTGCGTCACAGACGATCTAGAGTTATCAGATTCAGTCAAAAAGAAAATCCAAGAAGAATTCGACAACATCCTAAAGCTACTTGATTTTTCGAATCAAGGATATGAGATTTTCCATAGATGGTATGTGGACGGTCGTGTCAACTACCACGTAATGATTGACGAATCTGCGCCCAAGAAGGGTATACAAGAACTTAGATATATTGACCCAAGAAAGCTGAGAAAGGTTCGCGAGTTCGAACGCGAGCGCGTTTCAAATACGAGTGGTAACACGGGGTTCACCAAGCGCATCAAAAACGAATACTACATCTATAACGACAAGGGGTTCAATACGTCTAAAAAGAGCACCGTAAACTTTGTTGACACATACGATAACACGAATATGACGACGTTGAGGATTGCGAAGGACTCGATTGTTCATTGCAACTCCGGAATCCTAAACGAAAACAACACACTCATTCTATCGCATCTTCACAAAGCATACAAGCCTCTAAATCAACTTAGAATGATGGAAGATGCTGTTGTTATTTACAGGATTTCAAGGGCACCGGAGCGTCGTGTGTTCTACATTGATGTTGGTAACCTACCAAAGATGAAAGCCGAACAGTATCTACGTGATATGATGGCAAAGCACAAAAATCGTTTAGTTTATGATATGTCAACGGGAGATGTGCGCGATGATAGACGTCATATGTCCATGACTGACGACTTTTGGCTACCGCGCCGAGAAGGTGGCAAGGGAACGGAAATCACAACACTGCCCGGTGGTCAGAACTTGGGCGAAATGGAAGATGTGCAATACTTCCAAAAGCGTCTATACAAAGCACTAAACGTTCCTATCTCAAGACTTGAGCCGGAAACGGGATTCTCGCTTGGAAGGGCATCTGAGATCAGCCGCGATGAGGTCAAGTTTAGCAAATTCGTCCGCAGACTCAGAAATAGATTCAGCATCCTATTTGATAAGATACTCGAAAAACAGTTGATCCTAAAGGGCGTGATAGCGCCAGAAGAATGGGCAGCTATTCAACAAAGCATTAGATACGATTTCAACATAGATAGCCATTTCGAAGAGTTAAAGGCGTCTGAAATACTACAAAATAGGCTCCAGCTATTGCGGGATGTTGATGAATACACCGGAAGATATTTTTCCAAAGCTTGGGTGCAAAAAACAGTATTGCAGATGAACGATTCTGAAATAGACGAGTTGAAAAAGCAAATAGAAAAAGAAAAGGCTGAAGAACCCGAACCAGAAGACGAAGAAGGCTTCTAAGTATCAAGTTAGATAAATAAGGGTATCAAGGCATAAAGGAGAAATCAAATGGGATTCTTAGACCTAATACAATCAGCATCTGATCGCAGTTTCGACGCATTCGAAAGCGCTTTTGCTAGTATTATGAATGAAAAGATGCAATCGGCTCTAGAAAGCAGGTTCGACGACATGTTCGAAGAAAAGGACATGGAAGACGAAGATGAAGATAACGACATGGATGATGAAGAAGATGAAGAAGATGAGGGAGAGGATTGATCAATGCGCGATATCAGAAAATTGGTTAAAGAAACCGTAAATCCGCCTAAGTCTCCAGACGAGCTTAGATTCATTCGTCAGCATAAACCTGTGTTGGATGACAAAACACCACAGGATGAAGATTCGTATACGAGGAAAATCAAAAAGGCTAAGCGTCCTGCTGATAACGAAGGTGACGCAACATATGATAAGGCTTATTCGGCTGAAGGTGTTGATTTGGAAGAAAAGGCCGAATCCGAAGCGCAAGCTATTTCTGCTCGCATCGCATTAGCCGTAAAGCGCGGAAAGCTCCCTAAGTCTAAGCTTCAGGGCGCGTCTAAAGAAATGATGAAAATGAGCGAGAAGGACTTGGAGGATTACACCAAGACCAAAAAGGGTGCGCCTTACAAGGTTGAAGAAGCTAGGGTTGTGACGGGCGGATATAGAGATGATCAGGGTAGATATCATCCACCAAAGACACGCGAAGATTTGGCTAGAGATGCTGCACAGAAGCGCAAAGAGACTATGGAAAAGACTAGAAAGGCTCTTAGAAAAGAGGAGACCCTGTCCGAAGACCCATTCGAAGAAATTCCAATGATGCAGCGTCAACTCGATTTTATCGCATATGCGGCAGAAGAAATCTCGGAATATCTTGAAATGGGCGACGATCCAGAAGAATGGTTCCAGAACAAGCTGGCGCACATTCACGGCCAGATGCAAAACCTACATGCCTATGCAGAAGGTGAAATGCGTTCTAATGGCGATGACGTATACGAAAGCTTTGATTTATCCGAAGAAATAAATGCTGGCGAAATCGAATTGAAAGACGGTAGTAAAGTAAATATAAAATCAAGTGACGCTGCGGTCGTAAACACTGCAATGAAGGAAATGAAGCCCGCTAATAGAAAAAAGATGATAGATGTTATGATGAGTGGTGAAGATGGGCTAAATCAAGTAATCAAATTCGCAAAGGCGGCTGTCTAATGCCAAGTATCGTTAAAGTTTTAGGCCCAGAAGTAAGCATCGACTCAGCGAACACGGTAAGTGATTCTAAGTTGGTTAGATTGTACGCTCCCGAAGACACACTGGTCACAATCGAAGATTCTGACACCAATGTAGTCGGAACAATGACTATCCCATCTGGCAGAGTCGAGTATGTCGAAAAGCGTACCACAGACACGATTGCAGCAAATAACGCGGTATTGTGTGTCCCGGTTAGCTATAACACATAAGGAACTACACATGAAACTCATAACAGAAACGACTGAAGAAGTCAAGTACCTAAAAGAGTCTACGGAAGACGGCGCGAAGAACTACTTCATCGAAGGTATCATCATGCAGGGTGATATCAAAAATCGCAATGGTCGCATGTACCCAAGAGAAACGCTTATGCGCGAGATGGTAAGATACAACGAAAACTACGTATCACAAAAACGCGCATACGGTGAACTAGGTCACCCATCTGGTCCGACAATCAACCTTGATCGTGTTTCGCATATGTTCACTGAGCTAAAAGAAGACGGTTCAAACGTAGTCGGTAAGGCAAAGATCATGGACACTCCAATGGGTAAGATCGTGAAAAATCTAATCGACGAAGGGGCCAATCTAGGCATCTCTTCGCGTGGTATGGGGTCGTTGAAAAAGAACAAAATGGGCATCATGGAAGTTCAAAACGATTTCATGCTTGCAACGGCTGGTGACATCGTTGCTGACCCATCTGCACCAAACGCATTTGTCCGTGGCGTCATGGAAGGCGCGGAATGGGTGTATGATGTTGCATCTTCAACTTGGATCGCGGCAAACGAGTTTGATCAGATTGAAGAAGAGATTAAGGAAACCGCTAAAGTGTCTCGTAAAGAACTTGAAGAGCAAGCGGCGGTATTCTTCGAACGCTTTGTGAATTCATTCACAAAATCCTGATATTATAAATAACACACAGATTGAAATCTATCATAGGAGTTGATCAAATGAGTGATGAAACACTTAAAGAAATGAAGGCTACTGGCGAAGATTCCGCTAACATGGAACCTGTAGCACCTGCTGGTGGTTCGCCAAAAGGCGAAAACCGTAAAGCAGACGTTAACAAGTCCGTTGACCCAAAGGTTGACGAAATCGAAGACACTGTTAAGACCCCACAGGGTTCTAACAACACTGGTCTAAAAGAAGCGTTTGATGGCCTTTTCGAAGGCGCTGACCTTTCGGAAGACTTCAAAAACAAGACATTTGCAGTTTTTGAAGCGGCTGTCCATGAACGTGTTCTCGAAGAGCAGGCCGCGCTTGAAGAACAGTTTGAAAACGATCTAGCAGAACAAGTCGAAGCGATTGCCGAAGACATGGAAACCAAGCTAAACTCGTATCTTGACTATGTTGTCGAGCAGTGGCTAGAGGAAAACGAAGTCGCTATTGAATCGGCATTCAAAGTCGAAGTTGCAGAATCCTTCATGGAAGGCGTTGCGGCACTTATGAGCGAGCATCGTCTTGACATTGATGAAGGTGAGCTTGACGCAATCGCAGAAATGGAAGATCGCGTTTCGGCAATCGAAGAGAAGTATAACTCTACTGTCGAAAAGCTTATGACTGTCAAAGAGGAAAAGGAAACCCTTGAGCGCGAAATCGCTTTTGCAGAGGTTTCTGAAGGTCTGACGGACACGCAAGCATACAAGCTAAGTGTTCTAGCAGAAGGCGTTTCGTTTGATTCGTTGGACGAATACCGCGAAAAGATTTCCGCAATCAAGGAAAGCTATTTCAAGGAATCGGTAACGGCATCTAACGACGAAACAGAATATCTCGAAGAGAGTGTCGAAGAAGACAATGCACCTTCCATTGATCCGACTGTAGCCCGTTATGCAGAAACGCTAGGCCGTTTGGCAAAATAACGAATTTTATAAATAACATTAGATAAAATCTCAAACAAGGAGAAAATCAAATGAGAAATGAAGAACTGATGAAAAAGTGGGGTCCGGTTCTGGAGCACAACGCACTATCGCCAATCGGTGATAAGCATCGTGCTGCGGTCACTGCAACTCTACTTGAGAACACCGAGACGGCCCTACGTGAAGGTAAGTCTTATTCCCCAGCATCCCTTCTTTCAGAAGCAGAAGTTGGCCCGGTAAACAACACTGGTGAAGTACAGAACTACGATCCTGTTCTTATCAGCCTTGTTCGTCGCGCAATGCCAAACCTAGTTGCTTACGACATTGCAGGCGTTCAGCCAATGACTGGTCCAACCGGCCTTATCTTCGCAATGCGTTCCAACTACGTTGACGGCGCAAACAACTCTGTTAAGACAGAAGCGTTCTATAGCGAATCTGACACAGACTTCACTGGTACCGGCTCACACGCTGGAACTGTTGGTACTGCTTCTACAGCGAACACCGGCACAGGTATGGCAACATCCGCTGCTGAACAACTTGGTTCAGATGGTGGTGGTAACTACGCTGAGATGTCTTTCCAGATCGACAAAGTGTCGGTTACTGCGAAGAGCCGTGCGCTAAAAGCGGAATACACAACTGAACTTGCACAAGACTTGAAAGCGATTCACGGTCTTGATGCAGAAACAGAACTTGCGAACATGCTGTCTGCTGAACTTCTTTCCGAAATCAACCGTGAAGTTGTTCGCACTGTTTACAACGCCGCTGTTACAGGTTCCCCTGACACAGCCGTTGCAGGCACATTCAACCTAGACGTTGACGCAAATGGTCGCTGGTCTGTTGAAAAGTTCAAGGGTCTGATGTTCCAGATCGAA